TCAGGTAATATGCGCGGCACGAAAATCGATACTGTCATTGCGCTTGTAGCTCAGCTGGATAGAGCAACCGCCTCCTAAGCGGTAGGTCCCCGGTTCGAATCCGGGCTCGCGCACCATATAAATCAAGGGCTTGCGTGGCATATGGTCTGCAGGCCTTTCGTTTTTCAGGGGAATGGTCCCTATATTGGTCCCTACTTCTCCCGCGCTACGCTTTCTGGGGGGGGCTTGGTGCCTTGTGCTTGCCCGGTCTGGTTGTTACTCCAGAAAAAACAAAGGCTTACAGTGTGTCAGCTGTAAGCCTGTGGGGGTGCTTTTGGTGGTGTTACCAAGAGGTGCTAGGCCGCCTCGCTTGAGGGTGTCCCCAGCTCGAATGTCCCCGATGTAACCTTGCGGATCTCGCCCAGACGCCAGCGCGGGGATGCCGGCCCGATAGGTACTGATGCAGGGTACCGGCCTGTTTTGATCCCCGCATACCATGTCGATCGCGATATTCGCACCAGGGCCAATACCTCACCGATTGACAGCATTGCACTATCCGGCAGTTGGTCCAGGTAGCGGTAATCCTTCTCCTCATTCTTCTTCATGATTCCCCCTTCGCATACTTCTGCAGATCGGTTTGGTCGATATTTGATGCGGCAATATGCCGCACACTTGAGTTGTGTCAGTCATGGTTATCACCACCTCGCTGAGCGCTATTTGCGATCAAGCTCAGCAGCGCCTCACCTTCACCGGGTTTAAACAAGGTTTCTCGCGGCGGCTCCGGCGTGTGAGGCATGTGATCAATGCGTATCACGTCACTGTCATAGAAGGTCCGCGCCTTGCCGGTCTTGGTGTTCACTCCCACCATCTGGCCGGGGCATGTCCAGTACGCGCCGCGGATGCCTGTCACCTTGAGCTGCAGCATGTGCCCGCCGAGTTCGACCGTGACGATCGTGTCTTTTGGATATGCAGCTGCTGTAGCGGCTTCGAGGTCCTGCTGAGCACGACTGAGGCGTTCTTTTGCCGCTTCGACTGATCGGATCATGCTTCACCCCCTGGCAGCGTGCGGTAGAGCTCCAGCGCCGCATCTATCTTGTCGCGCAACACCTCCATGCTGTCTGCTGGCATAGGGGTTTCGGCTTCGAGATAGGCTTGAAGGCGGAGCAGGGTGGCTTCCAGGGCGTCTACCAGTTCGCCAACAAGGTGCTCATACCCCTCGGCAAGCTGCGCGGGCAGCGGCTCCCTGGGCTGCTGTGCAGTGGCACAAGATGGCGGCGCGGCGCACGCTTGTGGTGGGGTATGAGCGCTTTCGTCGGCTGACGCATTGTCGATAAGGCCTGCCCCTGCGGGGCAGACGCTCTTTGTTGTCGGGCGGGCAGGGCATGCGTGAGTCGTCGCTTTTGCGTTGTTGATGGTCATGCGGCCGCCCTCCCTGCGTAGCGGCCCAGCTGAGCTTCAATGGCGCTGATCTGTTGCTTCAGGTTGGCAATCGTCTGGGCGGCCCGGGCGGCGGCGTCCGACTCCAGCCTTGGCGCGCGGGCTTTGAGCATTGCAACATTAGCCAGGTGGGCCTTGCGTTCGGCGATGAGGGTGTTGGTATGGGCGTGGCTCATGCGGCTTTCTCCATTTGCTCCACCGGGGCGTCCGGTGCTTCAGGTGTAGGTGTGGCAGCTTTATAGCGTCCGGCCATCGCATAGCACTCCCGGCTCAAAGCGCTGGCCGTCATGGCATGGCTACTGCGCATAGCCTGGAATGTCTCGCTGGCCAGGTGCAGCTCCTGGCCTGCCCGGAGCAGGGTGTAGTGGTCCTCGAGGGACTGATCGGCCTGGCTGCTTAGCTGACGGCGCAGCTCGGCGTTTTCAGCGGTCAGGTCGGCGACAGTCTGCTGGAGCCGGAATATCGTCCGGTGGTGAGCCCGGCATTTGGCGCGCAGCGCTTCCAGTGGTGCTGCTTGCTTGATCTCATGTTCCCGCCTGGCCACATACTGGCCGTAAAAGTACATGCCGATTGCAAGCGCAGCGGCAAGGCTGATGATCACCGCATCGATCGCGGCATGAAGGTTTGTCATGGGTATTTCCTCGCTGTGGTCGACCGGTGGTGGCGGTCAGGTAGTTTGGCCGGGCGGATTGTTCCGATCGGCCAGTTGCTGGTCCGCCTCCCAGGCTCGGTACTCGATGTACGCGGCCAAGGCGCGGATGTGGACGAAGCGGTCTGCTTTCTGGCTCAGTGCCAGGGTGGTTACCGGTAGCGGTATCCGCTCGGTACCCAGCGCACCCTTGAACGTTTCGGCATTCATGCTGCGGAAATACCGGACGCGGATATCCTCGACCGGTATCAGCTCATCGCCGAACACCCGGAACAGGCGATCAAGCGTGTCACGGGCTGGAGCCAGCGGCAGGCGTATGGGCATTTGGTTTTCTCGGTCACTCATCTTGCTTTCCCGTTTCTCGCTGGGTGGTGCCAGCTGTTCAGAACGTGGGTTTTTATGAGGTCGCGCCACTCGGGCGGGACCTGTTCCAACGCTCGCTTGCGCGCTTCCTTGTCGGGCAATGCGAGGATCTGGGCGGCCTATTGCCTAGGTGACACCTCTCCGGTCCTCCGGTACCGGTGGAAGCTCCAGATCGAGCTTGCTGGCCAGCCAGTTGAGTCCGGCCTGGGTGACCCTGGTGGACTGGCTGTACTGCATGCCGCACACCGGGTGGTACCACTGGCCCTGCTTGATCTGCAGGTAGCAACGATCGCGCACCGGGCTTGCCGGCAGGTTCTCGCTGTCAAGCAGGCCGGCATTGCGCATGCGTTGGATCAGATCCTGGCGGGATATGCCGAAGTAGCGGGCAGCTTGGGCGAGGGAGCGGTTAGCCATGGCTGGCCTCCCGTTGCTGTGTGTCCCGTCGGGCGCAGTTACTGGCGTTGAGCGCTAGATCGTAAAGTCGGTCTGCCTCCTCGGTATCTATCAGCTTTGCCAAATGGGCCATGCTGATTCGCCCCAGGGCCGCCCCGTATTCGATGGATGCGCAGTGCCGATCGGTGATTGATCGCAGGCTTCCCAAGCCCCGCTGAATGGCTTTAATGGCTTCGGTGCGCCGTGTCATGCCGCACGCTCCAGCTGGCCATTGGCGCAGTCGGTGAGCCATTGCTCGGCGCGGTCTCGCAGGGACTTGCTGCTTGTTGCGCCGTTCAGGGTGCAGCTGTTGAAGCTATCCGCTGCCCGCAAGGTGAGGCGCACGCCGGTACCAGGTATTGGCTCGACAGTGAGTTCAGCCGGGGTGCGGCGACCGTGCGGGCCTTCAAAGAACAAGCGGAAGCGCCCGTGTAATGCAATCCAGCTGGCCAGCAGCTGGGTGCTGGTGGGAGTGAGTTTGATCATGCCGCATGCCCTCCGTCATTCGGATCGAAGGGATAGGGGCGCGGCTGCGCTTTCAGGTGGGGCTTGCCGCCGCCAACAACAACCAGGCAGCCGGTACGCTGCTGGATTGCCTCAACGGCGGCAGGGGAGTGTGTGCACGCGGGGTGCACGTGGATTTTTGCGGTGGTGCGCATGGTGTTTGCCTCGTCTCTGTGGTGGAGATAAGTGCTTGCGGTCGCAGAATATCAAGCAAGCTTGCAAATATAAAAGCATGCTTGTGGTTTTAATGCAAGAATGCTTGAAGTTTCTGTGTGGACGTTGACGTGTGTATCTCTACGGATACAATGAGGCATGGCTTATATAATCCAGAAAACCGAGATCTTTGACCGCTGGCTTTCCCGCTTGAAGGATGCAAAAGGCAAGGTTGCCATCCTGCGGCGCATAAGCCGTGCAAAAGGCGGCAACTTGGGTGATATCAAGCCGGTAGGCGGCGATGTTACGGAGATGCGCCTGGATGTGGGGCCGGGCTACCGGCTGTACTTTACGCGCCGCGGTGAAGCGATAATCTTGCTGCTATGTGGCGGAGACAAGCCGTCTCAGTCGCGTGACATTAAGCTGGCCAAGAAGCTGGTGGGAGAACTTGAATGAAACCTGTGATTACAGAATTTGACCTGGCTGACTACCTCGACAGCGAGGAGATGATTGCCGAGTATCTGTCCCAGGTGCTGGCGGAAGGTGACACCGAGGAGCTGCTGCAAGCCATCGGCCATGTGGCCAAGGCTCGGGGCATGACGCAGATTGCCAAGGAAACCGGTCTGGGTCGGGAAAGTCTGTATAAAGCGTTTGCTCCTGGGGCGAAGCCGCGCTTTGAAACGGTGGTCAAGGTGATGAATGCGCTGGGTGTGGAGCTTCATGCACATCCCGTACGCCTGTAACTGGTAGGGAAGGAGATGCAGAAAAGCCCGCGCGGGCGCGGGCTTGGATTATTCGGCTGCGGTGGGAAGGGGTGGGGCAGTGCCCTCTTTTACATCCAGACCGACACACGGTACGAGGTTTCCATCTGCGAGGATGTTAACTTTCAGATAGCCAGGCTCGTTGAAAAGATAGTTCTGGGCAATGAACTCCATTCTAATGCAGTGCATAGGCTCGCCAGCTGATGAGATGACTGGCTGCAGGTCGGCAGTATCGATATCAATATCGATGGCGAAGGACTGCTGGTCATTGAAAACAATTTCGAGCTTCGCTTTGCTGATGGGCTCTGCAGCTGGCGTATACAACTGAACCGACACGCATAGCTTGATCATGTGGAAAGGGAAGCGTGGAACCATCATTGCATCAGTGTACATGCCGATGTACATCAGCTTGCCGTTATCCTCGCGCCGAATATCATCGGAAAATACAGCTACAGCGTAACGCTTCATGCCTGTTTCCTCGATGATTCCCATACAGCAAATAGCTGATCCAGGCTGACATTCAAAGCTTTGGATAGCAGGGCGGCAGTCTCAAGCATCATGTTCTGTTTGCCGTTCTCTATGTTGGCGATATGCGGTTGAGAGGTGTTTACAGCCTTAGCCAGGGCCTGCTGTGATAGACCCGCCTTCAGCCTAAGCGTCTTCAGACTGGTAGGGGCGTCCTTGTAGTAGGTGTCTGCTATTTGTTGACGGGCGTTTGCCAGTGCAGCGGCTCCCTCCTGGTTGCCCTCCAGTTTGGAAAGCAGGTCGGAAAATTTGCTATGTTTCCGAGCCATAGCCGACTTAGGGCTGGGGATATCAAATGACAATACTCGCCCAGGGGTAGAGGTCGTTGGAGCTTTGGTTTTCCCACTACTCTTCCATAAGCTGCCGGTAGGCTGCTTGGATTCTGAGTGAAAGATCGCTGTCGAGCTCATAGTCAAACTCTTCAATTTTGGTTGCTGTGTCTGCTTTTCGGCCAATGCCGAGAATCACGTATGTATCGATGAGTGGCTGGAAGGCGTAAATGCACCTGTAGTCGCTGCATTCGTCGTCGAAGCCGCGCAGACGCCACATGTTCATATTGTGGATCTGTGCTTGACCCCATGTCCTCACGTTGAATTTTGCTGTTCTTGGTTGGGGGTGTGCCGGTCTTCCTCCAAATCCGTTTTGGGTAAGCCTATCCAGCAAGTCTTGGTCGCACTCCAGTTGCTCGAGCAAGGCTATCAGCAGTACGCCGGCAGGCGGGTCATGCTCCAGTATGCGAGCCAGGTCATCTGCGGCATCATCATGCACAATCAGCTCATACACTATATAAGACCGTATATAACAATTCAACGGATAGACGAAAACCGCTCGGCAGATCAGGCTTACCTTTCAGAGCAACATCCCTGTCTGCCATGCTGCCTTGCGGCAGTATGGGGCTCGTGACGGCTCCATTTAGGTGTAAGGTGTTCATAGTCTTTGCGACCGCCAAGCCAGCAATACACGCGCATGAATAATCAGGTTGTCCAGATCCTTCCCAGTCACCTCATAGGGCGGATATGCCTCGTTGTCCGATAGCACGCGGACGCCGTTGGGCAAGATCTGTAGGCGTTTGACCATCAGGGCGCCACTGAGGCTGAACAGGTAGACACCATCAGTCGTTACGGTCTTGATGCCCTGATCGATAATCAGTGGATCGCCTGACTTGAACGTCTTGTTCATCGACTCGCCAAAGCCGGTGATCATGGCGAGGTTGTCTGGCTGGGTGCAGGAGATTCCCTGGCTGCGCATGAAGTCGAGGCTGATGGTTACGTGCCTGATGGTCTCGATGTAATCGCTGGGTAGCACCTGGCCGGTGCCCATGGCGGCCCGAACATCGTAATGCGGTATATCAATCTCGCCTGGCCGCGCCCGGGCTTTGGAGAAATTTGCAGCGATCACATTACTTTCGGAGTCCTTCTCCGCTTTGGATCTGTGCATTTCTCCTTTCCCGGTGAGCAGCCAGTCTACGGTGCTTTCATACTCCGCAGCGATGGCGGTCAGGTTTTCATTCTTAATATTCCCTGTTTCACCAGTAAACCATTGGCTTACAGCCTGATGGCTTATGCCACAGGTCTTCGCTAGGGCTGAACGAACCTTCCGTGGCTGTACGCCTCGGGATTTCAGCAGCTGCTCAATGCGGTCTGTAATCGTCATAGCAAAAACATACAAGCAATCTTGCAAAGCATGCTTGCGTTTATATGCTCAAGCATGCTTGAATGTGATGACTTGAATTGGAGGCTCATATGAAACGCTCCGAAGCTATAGATTTTTTCGGTGGTATTTCTGCGGTAGCAAAAGTGTTAGGGGTCAGTTACGAGGCGGTGAGGCAATGGCCGGAGGAGGGCATACCTTTACTGCGCCAGTATCAGCTCGCTGATATTTCTGGGGGAGTCCTGTCCGTCAGTGGCTCGTCAAGAGTATCGCCAGCAGCTGAAACCAAAGCAGCATAGTGAGCGCCGGGCATGCCCGGCTATCACCGGCCCAGCACCACCTGGGCCTTGTCGGCTGTTCCACCACGAACTGCCGGCCGTTGGGTGCAAGGGGTGACCACAGCATGAGCAACCCTTGCACGTTCGTCCCGACACGGATGCCGGGGCTTGCCAGTCTCTCCACCACAGAGTGGCTGGCGGTTTGAGGGCAGGGCGCGGGGTAGCGCCCTGCCCTCGGAGCCGGGGGCTTTTCCACCACAGAGCGGCCCCCTTTGTGACCACAGCGATGTGTCCACGCCGCAACTGTATCAAACCAGATGCGCCGTGGCACTGGCATACTTTTGGAGTTACTGCCATGAGCCGAGCGCCCATGAGTTGTACCGAGCGTGCGCAGCGGGAGATATTGCCGCTGCGCCTGGCCCTCTACCACGGCACGCGGGACTTTCCCGGCGGTGCCGCTGCCATCGCCGCCATCTATGGCCGCAATCCCACCACCTTGCAGCACAAGCTGAGCCCCACTAACACCAGCCACTCGCTCAACCCCGACGAGATCGAGGAGATCACTACGGCAACGCGCGACCCACGCATCCTGGACTCAATGGTCGAGGCGTATGGTGATGCCGCCTGGGTTGACCTACGCAAGGTTGCAGGCGCACAGACGGCAGAGTTGCCGCTCGGTACGGTGTTGCAATCCACGGGAGTGACGCTGCGAAAGCAATCTGCACTGATGGATGTTATCGCGCAGCATCTGGCCGATGACGGCCGCATTGATCGCCATGAACTGCTGGAGTGCAAGCTGCATTTGCGTCGTGCCCAGGGGGCGCTGCTGGCATTGGAGCGGGCGATGGAGCGCGATGCGGAGGTGTGCAATGGCTGATGCGGCTGATATTGCGGGTGACTACACCGAGCGCTGGTTGGATGACGCGCTGGCCGCGGCAGTGCCAAAGGCGGCTTCAGTAGCCTTGTCGCGTTTCTTCTGCATTGATTGCGATGACCCGATCCCGTTGGGGCGGCGTGAAGCTGTGCCTGGGTGTGTGCGTTGTACGGACTGTGAAGAGGTAGTGACGGGAGGGTTGCGGCGTGGATGAAGTGATCGATGAGGTATTGAGCCAGTTTACCGACTATGGCCTGGACGTGGATCTGCCGCTTGTTTTCGGCAAGCTGACTCGGGTCAAAGCAGAAGGCGATCGAGGTGCGGAGAAGACTGGTTGGTATGTTGCGTATGAGCATCGTACCGACAGCGGGCAGACACTGATCCTGGGTTCTTTCGGCAATTGGCGGCTGGGCGAAAAGCAGAACATCAAGCCCAAGGGTATCAAGCTGACGAACGAAGACCGCGAGCTGATGCGGGCCAGGCAGGAGGAAGCCAAGCGCAAACAGGCCGAGGCACAGGAGCGGGCTGCTGGCAGGGCGGCGAAGCGGGCGGCGGCAATGTGGAACCGGCTGCCGGAGAAGGGCGAAAGCGCTTACCTGCAGCGCAAGCAGATTGTCGGTTTCGGCGTTCGCTATGCGGCGCGATCCGGCGCCGTGCTGATCCCAATGCGCAATGCCAAAAGCAAGCTGGTGGGCCTGCAGGTGATCTATCCCAAGGTGCGGGAAGACCTGGGGCGTGACAAGACGTATTGGCCCTACGGGGTGGCGAAAGAGGGCGCCTATCACCTGATCGGCCCGCATCCCGAGCCGGGTGAGCCGATCCTGATTACCGAGGGCTATGCGACTGGAGCCAGTCTGCATATGGCGACGGGGCTGGCGGTGGCCATGGCATTCGACGCGGGCAACCTGTTGGCGGTGGGCAAGGCCCTGCGCGAGCTATTCCCGGCGCGGCCGCTGATCTTCTGTGCGGATGATGATTGGCTGACCAAGCGGCCCAATGGAGAACCATGGAATCCGGGCGTGGAAAAGGCGGAGAAGGCGGCAACCATTCTCGGTGGTCAGGTGGTGGTGCCGGTCTGGCCAGGCCAGCGCGGCGACAAGGAAACCGATTTCAACGACTTGCACGTCACGGCAGGTATGGAAGAGGTGCGGCGCCAGGTGATGGCGGTTGTGCGCCCGGCAGCGCAGGGCGGCTGGAAGGACAAGCTGCAGCGCAGCGAAAGCGGCGCATTGCATCCGCATGCCTACAACGTACAACTGATACTCGGTAACGACGAGCGCTGGGCCGGCGTGATCGCCATCAATGAGTTCAGCAGCAAGATCGTCAAGCGCCGGACGCCGCCCTATGGCGGGTCGGCCAGTGAGTGGAGCGACCTGGACGATGCCAGGGTGGTGATGTGGCTGGCCGAGCAGTACAACTTGCGGGTGAGAGCGCCGGCTGTTGTCGAGGCGGTTGCGGTGGTTGCGGCAGAGAATGCATGGCATCCGGTGCGGCAGTACCTGGAGGGGCTGGAATGGGATCGACAGGGCCGGCTGGATTTCTGGTTGACTGCCGGGCTTGGTGTTGAGTCTTCCAGCTACACGCTCAAGGTCGGCGTGCGCTGGATGATATCTGCCGTCGCCCGGATCATGGAGCCGGGCTGCAAGGCGGACTCCGTGCTGATTCTGGAGGGTGCGCAGGGAGCGGGTAAGTCCACCGCGCTATCGGTGCTGGCCGGTGAGTGGTTCATGGACTCGCCTTTCGCGCTTGGTGACAAGGAAGCGTACCAGGCGATTCGGGGCAAATGGGTCGTTGAGCTGGGTGAGCTGGATGCCTTCAACAAGGCGGAGTCGACCAAGGCGAAGCAGTTCTTCTCGGCCTATATCGATACCTACCGCGAGAGCTATGGCCGCAGAACGATTGACGTGCCACGCCAGTGTGTTTTCGCTGGCACCACCAACCAGGATGAGTACCTGAAAGACACCACCGGCAACCGGCGTTACTGGCCGGTGCTCTGTACTCAGGTGGATATCGAATACCTGCGTGAGGTGCGCGACCAACTGTGGGCTGAGGCGTTGGCCCGATATCGCGCTGGTGAGCGCTGGTGGGTGGAGCGGCATGAGGCAGACGAGTTTGCGGAGCAGCAGGATGCGCGTTACATGGTTGATGCCTGGGAACACCCGATCCGCGAATGGCTGGAGCAACCAGACCGCCATGACGTTATCACCGGCGACCAGATATTTGCCAGCGCGCTCAAGCTGGACCTGGGCCACTGGGGCAAGCCGGAGCAGATGCGGGTCGGCCACATCATGCACCGGTTGGGCTGGAAGCGTAAGCGCCTGCCGGCGGCAGGGCGCAGTGGGATCAGGCCGTGGGGCTACCAGCGGCCCAGGAGCTGGACGGCGGCAGCAGCGGTGGCCGATGCCGAAGCTGAGGCCAGGCGGAAGGAGGAGCCGTTTTGATAAAAGTCATTGATGAGTTGTTGCGGGAGTGGGCAGAGTGGCACTGGCGGGAACTGCGCGGGGAGGCGGTCGGGCCGATGAGCCTGGATTGCCCCTTGGGACGTGCCATTGATAGCAAAGGTGTCATGATCCCGGGTACGAGAAGGAGCGGTGCCGGATGTGATCCGCGCTACCCAGAGACGGACTTAGTGATTAACATGCTGCGCTATGACTTGGAGAGGCTGGTGAAGATGCACTATCTGACTCATCCGCATCAGCATGCCGGGAACGCCCGGGCGCTGGGCTATGGGGCGGTCAAGTCCTATTACCGAGCTTTGGACGAGGCTCACCGTCGCATTCGTGACAGCCTGTATCAACGGCTGGCGGCTTGATGGGCGTCATTGCGTCCCGCCGTCCCGCTGCTGTCCTGCCGGGTTTTGCCTCGGCAGGTCAGCGCAAAGCCGCGCCGCCGCTCGCTCTGTCCTACCGTCCCGCCGTTTCCGCAATTCCCCACACATACACATGCGCACATATGCGCGCCCACGCGCACGCGCTCGCCCGCACATTATTTATTATTACTAAGATAGTCAGTCAGTAGGACAATACTATATAGAACAGGGGGTTACGCTGTCCCACCAGCAGAGCAGCAGGCGGGGCAGCAGGACAACAAACCAGCCGACAAAGATATTAGCCGTTCTTTGCCGGGGTATTATGGGGATTTTAAGGGGGCTTTGCAGGATGGCAGCTTAAAGCGCTTGCTGCCATGACAATCGAGGGGTACAAATACGTCATTCTAGTTTTCGTGCGTCCACAGCGGATGCCATCCAAGCCCGGCCATTGCGCCGGGCTTTCTGTTTCTGGCGCCAGGCCGGTGGTCACCCGGTCATGGAATGGCGCCGCCCCTTCATGGCCCTGCATCTGCGGGGCTTTGTTTTTCCCAACGACACAACCAGGCGCAGCGCCGGGGGTGCCATATGAAATCAGGTGTAACCATGTCTGAGCCGGGTCCGCTGACTGCTGCAGGTGGTATCGCGTTGTACAAACTCGGCGCGTTTGGGCTGATGGCGGTGCTGGCGGCCATTGTGGTCATGGCCATGACCCTGCCGCGAACGGTGCGGGAGTTCATCGTGGCGATGATCAGCACGGTGGTGTCCAGCATTGCTGGCGGCGCGTTCATCGTCCGCTGGTTCGAGATCGCGCATTGGGTGCATGACGACATGGGCATGATCGCCATCGGCGGCATCGTGTTCGTCTGCGGCCTGCCAGCCTGGGTGCTGGTGCGCGCCGGGTTCGCCTGGAGCGAGGCGAAGAAGGACCGGCAGCTCAACGAGATCATCAGCGCGGTGATCGAGGCCAAGCGGCGGGCAGGGTTGTGAGGGCCAGCCTCAACACCTTTGGCATGGACGATGCGGTGGAGTCTCTGCAGCAGCTCAAGGGGAACGCGCCAACGCATGCCTTGGTCCAGGTGCTGAACAACATGGCCACGGATGCTATCGCACCGCTGCAGGCCGAAGCGGCCTCGGTGTTCGATCGCCCCACACCGTTCACCCTGAACGCATTCCGTATCGACTACGCCAAGCCGAGTTCGCTGGAGGCGGCGGTGTCGGTCAAGGATGAGAAGTCGGGCAGCTCGAAGGGGCAGGCACCGGAGGCGTGGTTCGAGCCGCAGGTGTACGGCGGTGAGCGGCAGCTCAAGGCATCCGAGAAGTGGTTGCGCCAGGCGGGGATACTGCCGGCGGGTCTTTATGCTGTGCCAGGCCCGGGGGCGCGGCTGGACGCCTACGGCAACATGAGCCGGGGCCATATCCAGCAACTGCTGTCGGGGCTCAAGGCGTTCGACCTGTCCGGCTCCGATCACAACGCGACGGACAGCAAGCGTTCCCAAGCCAAGGGCCATGCTCGCGCCTTCTTCGTGCTGCGGCGTGGCAAGCGGGCGCTGGGTATTGCCGAGCGGCGCGGCAAGACAATGCAACTGGTGTTGATCTTCGTGCGTGAACCGAACTACGCGCCGCGCTTCGACTTCCACAAGGTGGTGCGACAGATCGCGGAGAACGATGCGCTGTTCGAGTCGTACGTTGACGAGGCGTTGGCCACGGCCCTGCGGCGTGGGTGGTAACCCTGCGGGATAAGTTGATGCGATCCGTTCGCATTTGCGGAAAGGCAGCCGGGGGCCCCTGGAGGATCGACCCGCCAAGGGTAATTCGAACCGTGTTTTCGTACTAGCGGCTGGGTCTGGAGGTTAGTTAACAGGGTTAATTCTGTTAACTGTCAGTGGTTTACGGTTAACAGGTGGTGCCATGTCGTCGGTTACCAAGTCTGAATTCGCTGCGCTGATGGGCTGGTCGCGGGCGTATGTGTCCAAGCTCGGCAAGCAGGAACGGCTGGTGCTGGATGCTGCCGGTAAGGTGCTGGTGGCCGAGACCCAGGCGCTGCTTGATCGTACAGCCGACCCCAGCAAAACGGCGGTTGCCGACCGGCATCAGCAGGATCGTATCGAGAAGGGCGTGGGCGCCCATGTCGCTCCAACGGCGCCGGCTGAAGCTGATCCGGCGCCACCTGCCGGCGGCAAGTACGACTACCAGTCATCCCGCGCCCAGCGCGAACACTACCTGGCACAGCTGGCCGAGAGCGAGGCCCGTAAAGCGGCGGGGGATCTGGTCGAGCGGGAGGCAGTGGAAGACGCTGCCTTTGCCGCCGGCCGCATGCTGCGCGATCTGGTGCTGGGCTTGCCCAAGCAGATAGCTCCCAGCTTGGCCGCCATCAGCGACCCTTGGGAGCTGGAACGAACCCTGACAACCCACCTGCGGCGCGTGCTGGAGGATGCCAGCCGCCTGAGTGTGGCCGACCTGGAGCACGTGCTGAACCCTGAGAAGTGATGCCATGAACCTCAAGTATGCCGACGGTGCCGAGCAGTACCGCTCGGCGTACTGTCGGGGCCTGCAGCCGGACCCAGAGCTGTGGATCGATGAGTGGGCGGACCAGTACATGCGCATCCCGGCGGACACCGGCGCGGCAGAGCCCGGCCCGTACCGCACCGAGCGCACCCCCTATGCCAGGGAGCCCATGCGCTGCCTGTCGCCGGCACACCCGGCCAAGCGCGTGGTGACCAAGGTCGCCTCGCAGATGATGAAAACGCAGATCGCCCTGAACTGGATCGGCGGCTGCATTCACATGGCCCCGGCCAACATCCTGACGTTGCTGCCCAGCCTGGGGTTGGCCAAGCGCGTCAGTGGCCGGATCGACAAGACAGTGAAGGCCACGCCGGTATTGCGTGAGCGCATGGCTGAAGCGCGCTCGCGTGACTCCCGCAACACACTGGATACCAAAGAGTTCGAGGGCGGCACCCTGTATGCAACCACCGCCGGCTCCGCAGCCAACCTGGCTGAGCTGGCCGCCCGGTATGTGTACGGCGACGAGATCGACCGTTGGGACGTGAACGTCGACAACGAAGGTGACCCGATCGAGCTGGCCGAGACCCGGGGCACGACCTTCGGGCGCAACGCCAAGTTCTATTTTTCCAGCTCGCCCACGATCAAGGGCGTGTCGCGGATCGATGACCTGTTCATGCAGGGCGACCAGCGGCACTACTACGTGGCTTGCCCCTACTGCGGCGAGCACCAGGTGCTGGAATGGCAGAACCTGAAATGGTCAGCTGACTACAGCTGGGCCGGGTACCAATGCTGCAACCCTGACTGCAGCGGCAACGGCGCCCTGATCGAGGAGTACCACAAGGAACAACTGCTGGCTGGCGGGGAATGGCGGGCGCATGCCGAGGGTGATGGCGAGACCGTCAGCTTTACCCTGTCGGCGCTGTATATGCCGCCCGGCTGGCTGGGCTGGACCGACCTGGCCAAGCAGTACGACAAGGCCGCTGAGGCCATGGCCAAGGGCGACCTGGAACCCATGCAGGTGTTCTACAACACCCGCCTGGCTCTGGTATGGGACTCGGCGCAGGAGATGACCAAGGCCGAGGAGTTGAAGGCGCGGGCCGAAGACTACCGGCTCGGCACAGTGCCGGCCTGCGGGTTGATACTCACCGCAGCGGTGGACACCCAGGGGGATCGCCTGGAACTGATGGTGATCGCCTGGGGTGAAGGCATGGAGCGCTGGGTGGTCGATCACCAGATCATCCAGGGCAGCCCGTCTGACGAACGCACCTGGAAGGCGCTGGATGAAAGGCTGCAACGCCGGTATCTGCATGCCTCCGGCATAGAGTTGTCTATCCGGGCGACGGCCATCGATTCCGGCGGTCACCACACCGATGAGGTTTATCAGTTCTGCCGGCTGCGCCGGTGGCGCAACGTGTTTGCCGTCAAAGGCGCCAGTAAGCCTGGACGGCCCGTCATTGCACAGCGCCCGTCCAAGGTGGACGTGACCTGGAAGGGGACAACCGAGAAGGACGGCGCCGAGCTGTGGCTGCTTGGTACCGACACCGCCAAGGACTGGATCTACAACCGTTATGGTTTGTCGGAAGGCCCCGGCACGCTGCACTTCTCCAACGATCTGCCTGACGACTTTTACGACCAGTGCGTAGCGGAACGCAAGATCACCCGCTACGTGAAAGGCTACAAGCGGCAGGAGTGGGTCAAGGCCAAGGCAGACCGCAACGAAGCGCTGGACCTGCTGGTGTACAACCTGGCCATGGCGCAGTACCTGGGCATCCATCGGTACAGCACGCTGGACTGGGACAACCTGCGCGCCGCGTTCACCCAGCGCAGTCTGTTTGCTGAGCCGATCAAGCCCGCGCCGGAAGCCACAGCCGAGGAAGCGGACGAGCCGCAACCAGAGCAGCAGGCGCTGCGAACACCACCTATCCCCGCTGTCCCGGCCCAGCCGGCCAGACGGCGCACATCCCGCAGCGGGTACCTGTCCCGCCGCTAACCCAAGGGGCACAACATGAGCACTGCACAGCAGCGCCTGGACGGTGTCCGGGCACAAATTGCCGAGGTCCTGGAACAGGGCCAGCGCATGCGCAAGGGCGACCGCGAGCTGCAACGCGCCGAGCTGGCCAGCCTGCGGATGCTGGAAACCGAGTATGCCAAGCAGGCCCACCGCGAGGCGGCGGCCAAGTCCGGCCGCTCCCGCATCACCCGCCTGCGGCATGGCGGCAAGGGGATCTGATGAGCAGACACATTTACATCTCCAAGCGCATCCGCAACAGCTACGAGGGCGCCGGTACCGGCCGTAGGGCCAAGGACTGGGAGGCCCCGGCAGCCGCCATCAACAGCGTTGCCCTGCCGGCGCTGCCGCTGTTGCGGCGACGCAGCCGGGCAGCGGTACGCAATGACCCCTATGCCGGCGCAGCCATCAGCAAACGGGTCACCAACCTTATCGGTACCGGCATCGTGCCGCACCCGCAGATCCAGGATAAGGACGTGCGGGCAGCCCTGCAGGAGCTGTGGGAAGACTGGGTGGACGAGGCGGACGCCGATGGCCGTACCGACTTCTACGGCCTGCAGGCGTTGATCGGGCGCATGGTCGAGGAGTCCGGCGAATGCTTCGTCCGGGTCCGCCATCGGCGCGACGAGGATGGGCTGGCGGTGCCCCTGCAACTGCAGGTGCTGCCGCCGGAGTTCGTCCCCATCGAGCGCAACTTCAAGACCCGGCGCGGCAACATCGTCCGCGCCGGTATCGAGTTCGACGCCATCGGTCGCCGGGTCGCCTACTGGATGTACCAGCAGAACCCGGGTGACTCCGGCGCGCAACTGACCGGCTACAACACCTTGCACCGGATACCAGCTGACCAGGTACTGCACGTTTACGAAGTGCTGGAAGCGGGGCAACTGCGTGGTGTCCCGCGCCTGGCATCCGTGCTGCTGCGCCTCAAGTCGCTGGATAACTACGACGACGCCGTACTGTTTCGCCAGGAGGTCAGCAACCTGTTTGCCGGTTTCATCAAGAAGCCATTGCCCGAAGGGCCGCCGCAGGTGGATGCGGTTACTGGCGAGCCGCTGGTCACTGATCACGATGGCACGCCGATGGCGGCACTCGAACCGGGCTCGATGCATGAGCTGCTGGAAGGGGAGGAGGTGCAGTTCTCCGACCCACCCGACGCGGGCAACACCTACATCGACTTCATGCGGCAGCAACTGCAGGCCGCTGCCGTCGGCGTAGAGCTGCCCTATGAACTGCTGACCGGCGACATGAAGGACATCAGCGACCGCGTGCTGCGCATCCTGCTCAACGACTTCCGCCGGCGCATTGAGCAGCTGCAGTTCTCGGTGTACGTGCATCAGCTGTGCCGACCGGTACGGGCAGTCTGGATGGATGCGGCGGTGCTGTCCGGGGCGATCGACCTGCCGGGTTACGCCGAGCGCAAACAGCGCCGTGCTTATCTGCGCACCCGCTGGATACCGCAGGGCTACGCCTACCACCACCCGGTACAGGACGTGCAAGGCAAGGTCCTGGAAATCGGCGCCGGCCTGCTCAGCCGCAGCGAGCATGTGCTGCGCACCGGCTACGACGCCGAAGTGATCGACCGGGAAAACGCCCAGGACAACGACCGCGCCCGGGGGCTGGGCCTGTCCTACAAAACCGACACCTCCAGCCAGCAGGCCGAGGGCAACACCGACAACGAGGAAGACAAACCATGAAGAAACACTGGCAGCACATCATCGCCATGGCAATGGCCGCTGCGGCCTTGTTGCCGTGGCGCATCATGAACAAGGGCTCCGGCACCCGCAGCTCAGACGGCAGCTGGTACCGGATCAACAACGCCGCCGAGGGGGATACCAGTCAGCCGCTGGAGATCGAGATCTACGGCGAGATTGGAGACTGGGGCAAATCGGCTGAGCAGTTCCTGGCTGAACTGAAAAACGCCGACGATGGCCAGCGCCCCATTGTAATCGCCATCAACAGCATCGGCGGGGAGGTGGGCGACGGGTTCGCCATCCACAACGCCCTGCAGCGCCTGGGCGAACGGGTCACCGCTCGCATTGACGGCTTCGCCCTCAGTTCGGCTGGCATCGTGGCTATGGGCGCCCACCGGGTGCAGATGCATGACAACGCCATGCTGATGATGCACAACCCCTGGACCTGGGCTGCCGGTGACAGCGAGGAGTTCCGCAAGATCGCCGACATCATGGATCAGATGGTGGAAGGAATCGTCGCCAGTTTCCAGCACCGCCAGCTGAGTATCGATGAAGCCGAGCTGCGGCGCATGATCAATGCCGAGACCTGGCTCACCGCCAGCGAAGCCAAGGACATGGGCTTTGTTGACGAGGTGCTCACCGGTACCGGCAGCGTCAGCAACACCACCAGCCTGCGCATTCTCAACCGCTACCGCAACATGCCGGCGGCGGTGAAGGCGCAGATGGACCAGCAGCCGGATGCAGATCCTGATCCAGCCCCTGAAGCTGATCCGCCGGCAGAGGAGGAAGACGCACCTGACATGGTAGCCCTGGCTGCTCTGGCCACTGCCGAGTGCGCCAAGGCCGGCATCGCCAACCATGCCGAGCACGTCATCAAGGCCAGTGGCCTGAAGGATGAAGCCGCCGTGCGGGCCGCTATCAAGCGGGCCAAGGACATCAAGGATCTATGCATCGTCGCCAAGCAGCTAGATATGGCCGGCGAACTGATCCAGGGCAACGGGTCGGCAGACGAAGCCCGCGCCAAACTCTTCGACAAGATGGTCGCCAACAGCGGCCAGGTCGAGATCATCAACCACCCCCAGGTGGATGACCAGCCGGCACCCAGTGCCAGGGCAGTCAACCCAGGCGACGTGTATGCCAAGCGTCGTAATCAGCAACAAGCGGCCTCGAAAGGAGCACGCACATGAGTATCAAGACCGAAGGCGTACACGCCGGAGAATTCCTCCTTTCGGAGGCCAATGGTTCCCGCAGTCGCGAGAACATCGTCATTGCCGCCGGTGCTGGGCAGCTCGTCGCCGGTACCGTGCTGGCGATCATCACAGCCGCCAACGCGGTGGTCGCCACCGCCGCGCCCGGCAACACCGGTGACGGTACGGTGGGCAGCACCTCCGCGCAGAGCGAGGCGGTGTCGGGCGACTACACCTTGATCATTACCAGTGCAGAAGAAGGTGAGTTCGAGTTGATCGGGCCATCAGGCGGGACGATTGATTCTGGCATGGTCGGGCAGGCATTCAACGCCCTGGGTATTGGTTTCACTGTAACTGCTGGTGAAACCGACTTTGCCGATGGCGACAGCTTCACCCTGTCGGTCAACGCCAACCTCGGCGAATACGTCGCCTATGACGCCGACGGCGCCAACGATGGCCGCCGCACTGCCTCGGCCATCCTGTACGGCCCGGTGGATGCCACCGACACCGACGTGCTGGCGGTGGGCATTGTCCGCGATGCCGAGGTTATCGCCCGCTTGCTCACCGGCCTGGATGACAACGGCGTGGACGATCTCGAAGCCCGGGGTCTCGTCATCCGCCCCTGATCCACCACCTGGCCTGAACCATTCCAACCTCGCATCAGCGGGGTTTTTATTTGAAGGAGCCTATCCCATGGCTGAGATTTCCATTTTTGAAGATGAAGCGTTCAGCGTTGATACGCTGCTGGCTGTCATCAACGACGAACCAGTGATTGCCGGACAGATCGGTCGCTCTGGATTGTTTGAAGAAGAGGGCGTGTCCACCACGACCGTTCAGATCGAGAAGGACGGCACGACCCTGGCACTGGTCCCTGCTGCCTCCCGTGGCGGCGTTGGCCTCTCGGTGCTGGCTGACAAGCGCAGCCTGATCCCATTCAACACTGTGCACCTGCCGCAGATCTTCAGCATCTTGGCTGATGAGATTCAGGGCATCCGCGCAGTGGGCAGCATGACCGAACTGCAATCTGCCCAGCGGGTTGTGCAGCGCCGCTTAGACAAATGCCAGCAGCAGCTGGACCTGACCCATGAGTTTCAGCGGGTCGGTGCGATCGACGGGCTGGTGATCGATGCTGACGGCAAGTCCACACTGCTGGACATCTACCAACGCTTCGGTCTGAAGAAGCTCCAGGCGTTCAGCTTCGAGCTGAACAATCCGGAGACGGATGTCAGCGTCAAATGTGTGGAAGCGCTGGACCAGCAGGAGGACGCCCTCGGCAACGTCACCGGTACCGGGGCCCGCGCCTGGTGCGGCAAGCTGTTCTGGAACAAGCTCATCTCGCACCCCAAAGTCCGCGATACCTACCTCGCCAGCGAGGCCGCCAGTGCCCTGCGTGGCGATCGGCGCCTGGCCTTCGAGTTCGGTGGCATCCTGTGGGAGCGCTACCGGGGCAAGCACAACAAGAAACCGTTCGTTGCTGACGGCGCCGCCAAGCTGGTACCGGAAGGGGTGTCGGGCCTGTTTATCACCGCCTTCGCCCCAGCGGACTATATGGAGACCGTCAACACCGAGGGCTTGCCGTACTACGCCAAGCTCGAACGCATGCCGTTCGACAAGGGCATCATGGGCGAGGCGCAGTCCAACCCGCTGCACCTGTGCACCAAGCCACTGGCCGTGCGCGAGCTGACCATCTGAGCATGGCCAGCTTCGACTCACTGGTGAGCCGGATGGACGCCAAGCTGATGGCCGGCCTCAATGACGGTCGTGTCGACTACTTCACCGCCAGTGGCCAGCCGCTGGCGGCGGGGATCGAGGCGATCGTCGAGCGGGAGGTCGAGCGGGTGAATGACGTCACCGGCGCGATCGATCGGCTCATCACCATTTGCGTGCTCAAGTCCCAACTGGGCCAGATCGCTCGCCAGGGCATCTTCCGCAGCAATGCGGATGCGCCCGTTGCGGCGCTGGCCGGGCGCGACTGGATTGTCGATGGCATCGAGAGCGACGACGGCAGCCTGATTACCTTCTACGTGGTGCCCTGACATGAGCTTACGAGATATTCAGAGCGAGATCATCGCCGCGCTGCAGGCCTTGCTGGCCCCGCTGGGGCAGGTGGAAGAGGGCGATGTGCGAAGCATGTTCGATGCGGACGATGACGGGCTGCCGGATAGCATCATCATCCTGCAGCCCGGTGACACTGTCGAACTCACCCAACAGGGCAGTCCGCGCATGCCCGGCAGCCTGCGTGAGCAGGTCACCATCAACCTTATACCGGCCACCCGCAAACGGCAGTACGCCGCTGAGCTGCGTGCGTTGCGGCTGGCGATCAAGGTCGCCACCGCAGGGCCCAAGGCTGGGCTGCATGTTCAGGGCGTCCAGCTTGCAACGTTCGCCACGCAAACCACTGTCCCGCCCGAGCCGGGCAGGCGCTGGGCATTCCATGTCATGCCCCTGCAAATCACTTACGTCCAACCGCTCGCCTGAGCGGTTTTTTACATCAGGAGATCACCATGATCCACGCACCAGACCGCTCGTTTATCGGCGTTGGCGTACTGTCGTCCAAGCGCTACCAGGCGCCCACCGGGTTGCTCGAGGTTGGTAACTGCAACACCCTGGCCATCCAGCACGCCACCGAAGACCGTGCCCTGCCGAACTACCGTACCGGCATCGGCAACAACAACTCCCAGACCCGCGTCACCGCCGTGACCGGCTCGTTCAACCTGCACGACGTTACCCCGGCCAACCTGGCCTTCCTGCTCAATGCCACCATCAACAGCGTGGCAGCCGGCACGGTGCCCGACGAGGTGCACGGCTGCGGCGGCCAACCCCGCGAGCTGATCGTGTTCAAGTACCTGCCGGACCCGACCCAGCCCATCACGCTGACGGCCATGGCCAAAAGCGCCACGGCCAGCGCCGCCAGCGGCAACGCAGGCGATGGGGCCATCACTGGCCTGAGCGGCGTAGCCGCGGCGGTGGGTGTGTATACCGTCACCCTCACCAGCCCCACAGCATTCAGCGTGACGGATGCAGCGGATGCGCTGGTCGGCACCGGCACGGTGGGTACCGCCTTCAGCCAGGCCGGGCTCGAGTTCACCCTGGTCGAGGGGGATACCGACTTTGTAGCGGATGACAGCTTCACCATCACCGTCACGGAAGCCAGCACCCCGGTAGGCGAGCAGGGCACCGACTGGGTTGCCACGCCCTATGGTATTCAGCTCACCGAAGCAACCGGCTTGCCCGCCGGCAGCATCACCGTGAACTACACCCGTCTGGCGGCGGATGTGACCGAGGTACTGGCCCAGGCCGGAGCAGGGGAGAAGACCCTGCACTTTGCCGGCCTCAACGATGCGCAGAACAGCGAGCCGTTCGACATCATGCTGTACCGGGTCAAGTTCCGGCTGATCCAGGAGCTGCCCGTCAGCACCACGGAATACGCCGCCCTGGCCGTCACCTTCGAGGCGCTGCAGGACGTCACGCGGGTGGGCAATGGTTTGTCGCAGTTCTACACCATCCGGCAGTTGGCGCGGTCAGCCTAACAGGCTCAGCCAAATAGCCGGTCCAGGGCCGCCTCAGTGAAGTAGCCGGCAAGCCACCAACCGAAGCTGCCAAGGGCAAGCAAAGCGCGGTACCACCAGGTGCTGCGCCGTATCTTGTCCTGCAGCTCATCAGCAAAGAGGCGGCCTTTGGTGGTGATGCCCTGCCATCGGAGATTGTTGATTTCCAAGGGCGATCGATAGTTAGGCAGGTAGCTGCCACGGGCCATCTGTTCATCCAGTAACTCGGCTGCCAGCGGGTAGTCATCAGGCGATGCGGGGCCGTTGAGCAAAATGCGCAAATACTCGTTTTTCCATTGGTGGTTTTTCTTCTTGTATGCTCTTGGCGTGGTGATGTCGGGTTTTGACAAGATCAGTTTCCTCCCTGAATCAGCCAGCTCTGAGGTGCCCCGCCTGTTAGTGATGGCGCTGGCACTGCTGCTGGCCTGGTTTGTCTGGATACCGCTGGTGTTGTGGGTGTTACGCCGAATGGGCGTCGACGTTGATTGAGACCGTTGGCAGTTGATGGCTCTATGATATGGTAATGCTTGTATTCCGGGAGGGACACCATGAGCATCATTCAGCGCGGTACAGTGGCTGCAACCATGATCGGCGTCGCCATGCTCTATACAGGTGCGATATCAGCCGAGTGCCGCACGTTCAACAGCAATGAACTGCGAACGCTGGTCATCCAGAAACTGATCAAGGAAGGCATGACCGCCCAGCAGGTCGAGCGCAGCTGGGGCAAACCGACCAAGGTACGCCATAACTCCCGTGGCAATACCTGGGAGTACTGGAACCCCGGCGGTGACCAGATTGTGGAGTTTGGCCGGGATGGGTGTGTTGCCGGCTGGTATACGGCCCGAGATTAAATGTTAAGTCCTTTCACAACCCCGCTCCGGCGGGGTTTTTCATGCCCGGAGTTTACCCATGGCCATCAAAGACCGGCTGATTCAGTTTGTATTCCGCGGTAAGAATGAGCTGTCACCGGAAGCCAAGAAGCTGGCCGAGGATCTGGACAAGGTCCGCGTCAAAGGCAAAGAGCTGACCGATGAGCTGGACAAGGCCAAGGGCGCTCAAGGGCTGCTGATCAACTTTCGCAGCACTGGCGAAGAAGCCGAGCGTATCCGCCGTACGCTGGAGCGTACTGAGCAGAAAGCCGCTGAACTCCGCGAGGAACTGAACAAGAGCCCCGGTAGTAAAGGGCTGGCCGACTCACTACGTGCAGCCGAGCGCGATGCTGCACGCGCTGGCCGCGAGCTGGACAAGCTGACGGTTGAGACCAAGAAAGCCGAGGCCGCCGCGCAGGCTGCCGGTATCGACACCCGCAATCTGGCCGAAGAAGAAAAGCGCCTGGCTACCGAGGTGGACAAGGCCAAGGCTGCAGTAACCGACAACACCAAACAGCTGCGGGATCTGGAACGCCAGCAGCGTGCTGCCGCCCGCGCGACTGCTGAACACCAATCGCGGGTGGATGCCGCCCGCAATGCCATGGATTCTGCTGGCAAGCGGGTGCTGGCTTTTGCTGCGGCCTACGTATCGCTCAATGCCGCACTGGGGCTGGTACGCCGCGGCTTCGACCTGGTGCGCGGTGGCATCGCCAGAGTGATTGGTGAGGGCAGTGGCGCCGAGAACTCTATCGCCCAATTGAATGCGGCGCTGGCCGCCACGGGCAGTGCTGCCGGCTGGAGTGCTGAGCAGCTACTGAAGATGGCTGATGATCTGCGTGACGTCAGCAACTTCAGCACTGAGCAGATCATCGACGCTCAGACGCGGCTGCTGTCGTACACGGATGTGGTCGGCGAGCAGTTCCCGGCGGCGATGCAGATCGTGATCGACCAGGCGCAACGCCTGGGGATATCCGTCGAGCAGTCAGCCGAAACCGTTGGCCAGGCCCTGCAGAGCCCCAGCAAGGCCATGGCAGCCCTTGGTCGGCAGGGCTTTACGCTGGAAAAGAGCCAGCAGGATCTGCTCAAGCGGCTGGAAGCGACCGGGCGCATGGCCGAGGCTCAGGCCATCATCATGGACATGCTGACCGAGTCCTACGGCGGCTCGGCAGCCGCTGCACGGATTGGTACCGCAACCGGTCTGTGGAAAGGCCTGCAGGACCAGATCGGCGACTTCTTCGGCATGATCAGCAGCGCCGGTGCCTTTGACTACGTCAAGGATAAGCTGCAGGAGTGGACCGACAAGATTATCGAGCTGAAGGACAGCGGCCACCTCAAGCAACTGGCTGAGTCGCTGTCCAATGCGTTTATCCAGGGCGCAGAAAAGGTTGAGGAGTTTATCAAGTCCCTGGCCGGGGTGGACTTCAAGACGCTGATAGACGACAGCGCGGCTTGGTTTAACAACTTTGGTCGGCACATCGATGATGCGGTGGTTCGCGTCAACTCGTTTATTCTGCCATTCCGCGCGTTGTTCAACGGCGTTACCTCTGGCTTTGCTTTGCTGGGAGCCACGGCAACCAGAGTCACCAGCGCTGTGCTTGGCCACTTCGAGTGGATCAGTCGAGCGATTCCGGACCTGTTCGGCGGCGATAAGGTGCGGGCCAAACTGACCGAAATGAAGGACGCCTCTGATGCAATCAGCTCTGCAATGCTTGCGCAAATTGAGCAGGACGGTGAGGACATCCGTAATGTCTGGGACAACACCGCTGGCCGTGTAAACGAGTCCCAGAAAACCATCGCCGAAACGGCCAAGTCCACCTCCGAAGAAACCAAGAACCAATGGACGGTTGCTGCTGAAGCTGCCGCCGCCGCGGCGCAGATGATGGCCAAGGCGATCGATGAGCAGAAGCAAAAGCAGATCGAGGCGCGCGCCGAATACGACGCGGGCAACATCACCCTGGAGGAGTACTCGCGACGCCACAATGAGGCGGCCCAGGCCATCGTCGAGTTGGGCAAGGCTGCAGCGGATGCGGCCAAACCCAAAAGCGAACTGGCCAACCAGATCGAGGAGTTACGCAAACAGCAGGAAGCGGCTCGGGCCGAGTACGACGCCGGTAGTATCTCGCTGGAGGAGTATTCGAAGCGGCACAACGAAGCCGACGACGCCATCAAGCAGCTGATCGCCAGCAGCGAGAAAGCCACCTCGGTAGGTAGCGAGCAGGCCAAGGCCGTCGCTCAAATGAAGGAAGAACAGGCCAAGCTGTTCGAGGAATACCGCAAGGGCAACCTGACCCTGGAGGAGTACCAGCAGAAACACAACGCGCTGGCGTCTGAGATTGCCAAGCTCGGCATCTCGGCCTCCAGTGCCGCCAGTGGCATCGACGAGGTAATCAAAACCCTGGGCGATCTGGCCGACGTGCAGGGCGCCATCAAAAACGCTAAGACCGACGTCGACATCAACAAGCTCGGTGCTGCTATCCGCAAGATGTACGCCGACGGCAAGCTGACTGCCGACGAATACAAGCAAGCGATGGAGGCGCTGGAAAAGCAGAAGACCGAACTCAAGAAAGCCACCGACGAGCAGAGCAAGTCGGAGCAGGGCCTGGCCAGCAGCATCGACCTGGTCGCCAAGGCGCTGGAAGAAAAGGCCGCGAAGGGACGGGCCGCCCAGCAGGCAGCTAGCGAGGCCGCTGCTCAGCGCGCTCAGGAGATGGACAGCTGGGGCGGCTACTTCGACTCGGTCATGACCGCTGCCCGCGAACCCCTGGCGGCACTTAGCGAGCAGGCCCTGGCGGCGTTCGACTCCATCCGGGGCATCGCCAATACGGACATGACCATCGATACCAGCGGCATAGAAGCCACCCGGGCATCGATGGAGCGGCTACGCGAAAGTATGGCTGCCACGCAGCGGGAGCTGGATGACAACCTGCGCAGCCCGTTTGCCAGGTGGGCTTCGGAACAGATCCAGCTGAGCCAGCAGATCCGGCAGGACTACCTGCAGCAGAAGCTGTCCCTGCAGGAGCTGATGGACCGCTATGAGCGCGGCACCATCACGCTGCAGGGCTTTCGCAACGAAGCCTCCAGGCTCAAGGGTAGTCTGACCCTGCTGGACCAGAGCGACCTGTCACAGCTGGAAAGCGCCATCGCCAGCGTCAAGCAGCAGATGGAGGCGGTGGGTGACAGCGCCCGCAACACCTTTGACAGCATCCGTGACGAACTGGACCGGCTGCAGGGCGATACCGAGGCCATCGAGCAGCGCCGCATGGCCAACCGTCGACGCGACCTGCAGGCGCAGATTGCCGAGGCCCGCGCCGCCGGCAATGGCCAGGCGGTGAGCGACCTGACCCAGGCCTTGGCCATGCTGAAAACCATTGAGGCCGAGCAGCAGCACGCCCGGGAACAGGAGCTGCGGCAGAACCGCCGGGAGGCGCAGCAAGCGGCCGCGCCCGGTACCGAGGCTGCAGCCCCCAGCGAGCAGGCCGCACCGACCACGGTCATCCGCCTGGAAAGTGCGCGGGGCAGTGCGGTGGACGTGGCGGTGCCGGATGGGCAGCAGGATCAGTTTCTGAGCATCCTTGAACAAGCTGGACTGAGGACCATTTGATGTACATCACCCTCGACGATGTGCAGCTGGATGACCAGCTGCAGTGGGTCAACGAGTTCGACCACAACCCCATCGAGCAGACCCGCGAGCACTCGGTAACCGGCGCGCTGCTGATCCAGGAGGGCGTCAAGCTGTACGGGCGGGAGATCGAGCTGCGCAGCAATGGCGGCGTCTGGACGCCGCTGTCTGTCGTTCGTCAGTTGGAGGTCATGAGGGACGAGCCAGGCCGGGTGATGCTGCTGACCCTGGTTGGTGACCGCCAGTTCCATGTGATCTGGAACCGCACTGGTGGTGCGCCGTTGACGGCTGAACCGATGTTCCGCGAGGTATACCCCACAGCGGATAGCGTGTACGGCGTCAACCTGCGGCTGCTGACGGTGGCGCCACCCGCTGAGCCGGGGCCCTGAGCGGCCCCGGCATACTCATTGATTGCGCAGCCGCCCGGCCTCGATGTCGGCACGCAGCAGGTCGTTCACGCGGGTCTGCCAGCCCTTGCCGGTGGCCCTGAGAGCGGCCAGCACGTCCGCATCGATACGGATCGTGGTTGACACTTTCAGTGGCTGGGCGGACTTGGGCCGACCGATGCGAGCCTGGGGTTTGGCGGCTGCCCATTCCTCATCAGTGAGCGGAGTGGCATCCGGGTCAGCTGTGGCTGCCGCAGTGATTGCACGGTCTTCTTCGTTGGTGGGCAGCAGGGTGCCCGGCTTAAGTTTCGGCATAGCGTTTTACCTCTCGCTTGTTTGCCTTGCGCAGGCTGATGACGCGCCGTTCATCGACGCGATCCACGAATGCCATAAAGAACAAACGCAGACCGATATAGCCGAGAGCGCACTGGCGTGGTTCACCGTAGTCGCGGCGGGTGTCTGGCCATACCACGGCTGTATCCCACTCGAACTCCACAGCCAAGCCAAGGGAAACCCCGTGCTTGTCGAGGTTGATGGCGTCTTTACTGGCTGTATAGGTGATGTCCATGCACTTATTGTATTAACAATAAATAGGCGCTGCAAGCGCTCGCGTCAGCACAACTCATAACCTGGACCTGTTATTCCTGCCCACCCCCGTGTGGGTTTTTTTACGCCCGGAGATCCTGCATGACCATCAACGTCGATGACGTAAAGCTGCTCAAGTCACAGCGCCTGACCGATGAGGAAGACGGCGGTGGCCGGGCTACCGGCGAAGCCGTGGCCGATGGGGAGATGAACAACCTGTTCCCCGACATCAGCCGCCTGGACCGCACCCTGGGCCGCATCAGCCTGCGCAAGGTGTTTGCCGGCGTGATGACTGATAACGCCGACCCTTACCTGGGTGTGCACTCGATCGTCACCCAGGCCCCGGAAGACCCCCGGGTGTCGGTGCTGCTGTTCAATACCAACGACCAGACCGACGAGCGCGCCGATGCGCGGTCGGTCATCGAGGGCTACGTGGTACCCAGTACCTACGCTACCTTCGAGCTGCTGGGTGATCAGTTCGCTGGCCAGCGGGCCATTACCGGCATCCAGCGCCTGGAGGCGCGCATGCCGGAGATCGGCGAGGTGTACCAGTTGCTCAACGGCAGCGTGAGCCAGTACGTGCGCATTCAGGATGTCGAGGCCACCGAGGAGGAGTTCATCAAGGACTACGGCAACGGCAATTTCCTGAACTTCACCCGGCGCCGCTTGAGCCTGATCATCAGCAGCCCGCTGACCACTCGTTACCCGGGTGGCCAGCCAGAGCCGGCAGGCACATCGGCTACCAACCTGTCGGGGCAGGCCAAGTCACAGGTCCTGTCTACCCAGGTGGCGGACTCGGCGCGCTACTACGGCATCAGCCCGCTGGCCCAGCCGGCCACGGCGGGGGACATGAGCCTGTCGGTGGCCTCGGTGTACTCCCAGCTGGTCCCCAGTGCCATGCGCGAGAGCGCGCTGACCAACCAGAACGGCGGCGCTCGCAGCCGCTACATGGTCGCCAGTGCCAACAGCAACCGCAGCCTGACGCTGAGTTTCACCCAGGTTACCAGCGGCCATAGCCGGGCCTTTCTGACCACCGGGGCGCTGCCGTCATCGGTTGAGCTGAGCATCAGCAGCGGTGTATATGCCGATAACGGCCAGGGCGAGCTGACGCACCGCAGTGGCTCCAGCAGCTTCAGCCGGATCACCATCGACTATGAGACCGGGGAGATCAACGCCTACCGCGCTTCGACCTTCACCGGCAACGCCAGCGTCAGCTACCGCCCAGCGGCGGCCGCGACCGGGCAGGCGATCACCGGCGAGATCCAGATCGACCTGGGCAGCCGCGGCTTTGCCTACACGCTCAACCTGGCCGATGCCAAGCCGCGCCCCGGTACGTTGGTGGTCAGCTTCATGGCCCTGGGCAAGTGGTATGAGCTACGCGACCTGGGCAACGGCGAGCTGGCCGGGGAGGGCAGCGGTACCGTGGACTTTGCCAGCGGCGCGGTCAGCATCAGCCTCAACGCGCTGCCGGATGTGAATACCAGCCTGATCTACAGCTATATCGGCCAGTGGGACAGCAACCTGCAGGTGCACGCCGGCAGCGGCGATGCGCCGGAAGTACGCATCGCCCACCGGCTACCGCATGACGGTATCCAGCCCGGCAGCCTGACGGTGACGGTCACCATGGGCGCTGAGCCGAAAACGCTCACCGACAACGGCGACGGCACCCTGACCGGCGAGGCAGGTACCGGGCGCATTGTCTACGCCTCCGGCCAGATCACGCTGCTGCTGACCGCCACGCCGGACGCGGGCAGCAATGTGCAGTTCGGCTATGAACGGGCTGGCCACGATATCGATACGCCGATGACCGCCACGCCGGATACCGGCGGCATCGTCAGCGGGGTGCTGCCCGGTGCGCCGTTCGAGCCAGGTAGCGTGAATATCCGCTGGCAGTGCCAGCGCCGGCAGACCGCGCCCTCTGCTGTCTACGGCGGCAGTGCCCAGTACACCGGGACCATCACCGTCGACCACGAAGCCAACGATGACGGCGCCGGTGGCTGGCAGGGCTATACCGGCAGCATCAACTACGCCACCGGGGCATTCAGCCTGCGGGTGGAGCAGATCTACGACTGGCGTGAACACACCCTGGTCTACGAGCCCCTGGAGATTTGATACATGGCCACATATGGCAGACTGGCACCCAGAACAAGGTCAACCGGCGGCGGTGGCAGCAACCCGCCCGCCGAGCTGAAACAGGAAATCTTCGGTGGCACGCTGATGGTGCGCGCCCAAGCAGCAGGTACCACCTATGAACCGCAGACCGACAGCGTCGGCGCGCCTCCGCTGGAGATCGACCTGCTGCCGCATGTCGCCGACCCGATTGTGCCGGGCAGTCTGATATTCCAGTGGGGCGGCGAAACCTACATCGACCGCTCCGGCGTGTTGTTCCGCGCCGTCAGCACCTCGACCAACGCCGGCACCGCCGTCGGTGCAGTGGACTACGCTACCGGCATCGCCACTTTGCAGAGCTACCCCGGCGGCCAGGCGGGCGTGGTCAACCGCCTGGCGGCGCTGACCGAGAACGGCGGCTTCAGTACCACCCGGCTGACCTTCCGCACGCCCGGCGCGCCCCTGCGCCCGGCCAGCCTGCAGGTGACCGTCATCCGGGCCGACAACAGCAGCATCGTCACCGGTACCGCCGACCTGAACGGCAACATCACCGGCAGCGGCATCATCCACGGCGAGGTGGATATCCAGAGCGGGATCGTCCGCCTGGTGTTCAGCACCAACCCCGACGACCTCACCGGTGCGTCTGATGTACCAGTGATCGCCCTGCTGGTCACCTACAACGCCGTGGTGCAAACCAGCATGCCCATGTCTGCCGATCTGCTGGGCCTGGACCCAGTACGCCTGCCCGCCGATGGCCGGGTGCCGATCTACCGGGAAGGGGATGTGTTGGTGATTCACCACACCGCTGAGCATGCGGTAGTGCCGGTGGCAGGTCAGACTATCACCTTCGACCGCGCCTATCAGGCTGACATTGAAGTGATCGACAGCAATGGCGTGGCCATGAGTTCGGCGCAGTACAACACTGACCGGAAGTTGGGCACCCTGACCTGGGCCGACCCGGTGCTGCTGGTCGATGCCGAGGACAACATGCTGACCCCACCGCTGACTATCCGTGAGCGAGTGGAGCACATGACGGTCTGCACGGAAGTGCAGATCACCGGGGCCATCTCCTTTGGCTCACCGCTGCCGTGGGATTTGCCCGCCGACGAGACTCGCGTCAGCAGCGCTGTCACCTGGGGCGACCTGCAGGCTCGGGTCTATCGCTGGTTCACCCAACAGACCTGGAGCCAGGGCGCGCCCAACTGGAGCGACACGCCTATCGGCAACGCCACCACGGCGCAGTACAACCAGCTCAACTACCCGATCGAGATCACCAACATGGGGGCGATCGCGGGCAAGTGGGCGTTGGTATTCACCAGTCCTACCAGTTTCAACGTGGTGGAGCAGCAGTTGGGTGTGATCGCCACCGGCAGCACCAGTACCGACTGCTCACCCATCAACCCCGCGACCAGTGTGCCGTACTTCGTGATCCGCGCAGCAGGCTGGGGTACCGGTTGGGCATCGGGCAATGCTGTGCGGTTCAACACCGACGCCTGCCTGGGACCGATGTGGGTGGTACGTACCGTCATCAGCGGTCAGGGCACGGTGGATGATGACAAGATGAATTTGCAGATTCGAGGGGATGCAGGCTGATGGCTGAAGAAGATCTATGGTTCGGCACGCTCAGCGCCACGGTACGGGTGGAGGACCTGCCCGCCACGCGGCAGGTGGTCGCAATCGAGCGTCCGGAAGTCGGAGACTGGCGCGTCTGTGGAGCCGGGTCGAGCAATGCGGAGGGAGTGGCGACTATACCCATCACAGGTTTGCCTACCAGCCGCATATACGCTGTAGTGGTGGATGATTGGGGGCGCCCATTTATACCAGAAATGAGCGTCATCCCTGGAGAGATCGTCAGGCCTACTCACTTCGTTGGATGGATGTATCGGGTAACCCAGGCGGGTGTGCTACCGGCAGAGGAGCCTGCATGGTGGAACTCGATGGCTGGTATACCACGCGAGGTTGGTACCGCAATGGTTGAGTCGATCCGTCATTATCAGCCTATAGCCCATGGCCCAGTCAGCGATATCGATTGGGCCGATCGAGAGTTCGATCTTTACTGGGACAACGTCGTTCTGCTTTTGCAGCCGCCTTTTGCTGGAAGCGGTGTGATAGACCACAAGGGACGCCATGTGTTTACTACATCAGGCGGATTCGGTGTCTCTGAGTCCGATCTGCTTTTCGGCCAGCCTACGCTGCAGATGTCAGGCGGTACATACTTCCAGGCGCCTGATAGTGAGGACTGGGACTTTGGGGCCGAAGATTTTACTGTTGAGCTTTGGTACAAGCAGACCACGACCCCGAGCAGCTATCAGGGTCTTATTTCGCAGCAGGGAAGTAGTGCCTCGACCCGCAATGCGTGGAAGATCATTACCAATAACTCCGCATCCGCTTTGGTGGGGCAGGCCAGTACAACAGGGGCCGCCAATACCAACAATGTGAGCGGTCCTCCATTTCTTCAGAATGAATGGGTTCATGTCGCCTTTATCAGGTCTGGCCAGTATCTCACTCTGTTCGTTGACGGTGTGGCCGGCTCCAGTAATTTTATCGGGAGCCAAGCTATTTATAACTCTTCCGAACCTTTACGAATTGGGCGCCAGGCGAGCACGAATATGGTCGGACGTCTTGGACCGATCCGGGTGACAAAAGGCATAGCTAGGTACACCGAGAACTTTGTCCCGCCAACCGGGCCTTTCCTCACTGAAGGGCCTCTCCTCTGAATTGGGAAGAAACAATGACCTACCAGCCTGGACCAGCCGACTTCCAGCTCGGTAGTGATGCCTACAACCCCCCATCCCCACTCGGCTTCAACTTCGGTAGCACTCCGGCAATCATCCCAGCCCCGCCACCCAGCCTGATCCGGGGAGTAGGCGCGGCATGGAGCAGGGCGGTTGCAAACAGTACTGCGCCCACCGCTGCTGCCTGGGGCGAGGCTCCGGCCAAGCAGCACGCAGCAGCCACAGGCTGGGGTACCGGCGCAGCAGCAGACAGCGCCCGCGCTGCAGGCTGGTCCGCAGTCCCGGCCAAGGAGCAGGGCGGGGCCGCTGCATGGCGGGCTGGCAAAGCAGCTGATGGCGCGGCCAGCAGTCAGTGGGGCGATCTGCCCGCCAAGGACAGCGGCAACCATGTGGGCTGGGACAAGAGCCTGAAACCCACCGACTGGCAGGTGCACGTCACCTGGAACCCGGCGGTACCCAGCAAAGACCGGATCATCACGCCGCGCTTCCAGCGCAGCAACGAATACGGCACCCGCATACCCCAGAGCCAGCCTGCGCCACTGCATCACCCCGGCGGCGCAGTGGCGTTCACGTTCAGGGGTGGACTGTACACACCGCCGGACAACGGCGATGTGTTTTTCCACTTCTATGTGCAGCCCATTCGCGCCGGCCGCATCGGCCCGGTGGACTCGGCTGGGTCTGCTCGCTGGGGGCTGTCACGGCAACTGGATCGATTCCGGCGCCTGCCATGGGGTAGGGCGCGTGCCCTCGACCCAGTGCCCACCGGCATCGAATACCCGGACTACGAAGGCCCGATCTCCATCATCGTGCCGCCCCCGGCCGAGCCGGACATACTGGAGACCTACATGATTGCCAACAGCGTCAGCCTGGTCGTGCTGCCGGACCGCACACCACTGGATGCCACCGCCCTGCGTGTCAGCCTGGACATAGACAGCTTCGCCTGGACCCTGTCCGCCCAGCTGTTCGGCCGCACCTCGCTGGCCCAGGTGCGGCCCACCGCCAGCGGCCCCAAGGAAGTTGAGCTGACCATCAACGGCCACCGCTGGGTATTCATCATCGAGCGCTATTCCGGCACCGGCAAACTGGCCGACGAGCGCTACAGCATCACCGGCGTCAGCCAGACCCAGCTGCTGGCCAAGCCCTACGCCCCGACCCGCAGCCACAGCAACGCGGTACCGATCAATGGCCAGCAGGCCGCAGAACAGGAACTGCTGTACACCGACTTCACACTGCACTGGAACAGCCAGACCATCGGCCCGCCCGACTGGACGCTGCCCGAAGGCGCATTCAGCTACGCCGACAAGACAGCAATGGAGGTCATCGCCGAACTGGCCGAAACCGTCGGCGGCATCGTCCGCCCTGCCCAGGCCAGCCGCGAACTGACCGTTCTACCGCGCTACCGCGAGCCGGTCTGGCAATGGTCCAGCGCGATCATGGACAAGATCATCTCTACCAACATCGTCAGCGAGTGGGGCAGCGAATGGCAACCGCAACCGGAGTGGAACAGCTGCTACGTCAGCGGCACCAACCACGGCATCGCCATGCAAGTGCGCCGCGCCGGTACCGCCGGCAATGAACCCGCGCCGGATGTGTACCACGACTGGATCACCGGCGAGCAAGCGGCACGGGCAAGAGGCATCACCGAACTGTGCAAAGGCGGCAACCAGGAAATCGTCACCCTCAACCTGCCCCTGTTCCCCAAGCAAACCGCCCCTGGCCTGGTACAGCCCGGCATGCTCTGCGAAGTGCGAGAGATCGACGACACCTGGCGCGGCCTGTGCCTGGCCACGGAAATCAGCGCAGACGGCATCGGAGCCAGCCGCGTCAAACAAACCCTGCAACTCGAACGCCACCACCGGGAGGGCGCCTGATGGCCACAACAAACCCCTGGAAACGCTTCGTCGGCCTACTACCCGGCGGCGCCCGCACCGTCGGCACCGTGGCCAGCATCAACCTGCAGACGAGCACCAGCACGGTCACCCTGCGCAATGGCTCACAGATGACAGCGAAAGGCACCAGTGTGCCGGTGGGGTTGAGGGCGTTTGTGGTGGATGGGCAGATAGCCGGGCCGGCACCAGAGTTGCCGCAATATGAAGTGGAGGTGTGATTGGCATGGGCTCTGTATCGAATCTGAGGTATATAAAATAATTCAAGGAATAATTTTGTTGTTAAAATAGAGTTTTGACGGTAGCGTATTGCTGATCCCTCTTCAAGGAGTTATGCAATGCCGTTCCCAGATCAAGAGCAAGTGCTCAACGTACTCAAACCGCACTTCCCGGCCTTGACCGGCTCCCTACGTAACGCGTGGTCAACTTGGCTGGGCAGTGAGTTTGTCGGGCGCTGGAATAAAAGATCAAGGGCCAATTTTGTCTGGGAGGAGACACGGCATGCAGCAGTGAAGCAGCTCACAGGTGTGTCTGGTGTCGCGATTCTTGCTCGCTCTGACACCACTTACTTTGTGGTTGATCAGCAGGTGCTATTCCGCTTCAAAAAAGGGGATCACTTGGGGGTAAGTGGCAACGTCAAAACGAAGGAATCGCAAGCGTATCATGACCACCTCCAGCCGCCGCTGAACCTACCGGATCTTATGCGGGTTGAGGTGGTCTACCAGCTAAATGAGCTTGAAACATCCATTTTGGACATTATTATTGTCGCCCGGCAAGGGGTGGCGGTGCTCTGGAAATTCAGCCTCCTGCACTCCGATGCTCGTGTTATTCCGCTGCCTCTTCAAACAGAAGAGAGCGAGGCCCCGACTCCCCAGCGGAAGGCAGTGGTGCGTTCGGCTATTCAGAAAAAAGGCGAAGTTAGGCTAGACGATGCGAAACGATCATGAGATTTAACTCCGACCTCCTCCGAGTGGCTCGTCAGGTTCGGGGTTTGAGCCAGACGAAGCTGTCTGTGGACAGTGGGTTGACGCAAGGCGCGATCTCCAAGATGGAGAACGGGTTATCTGAGCCCTCGGAAGAGGTGGTGCAGAAACTGGCTGATACCCTGCAGTTTCCACCTTCATATTTTTATCAGAGCTTTCAGCCGTTTGGGTTGCCGGTCAGCGTGCACCCGATGTTTCGAAAGAAGGCATCTGTACCTGTGAAAGAGTTGGAGCAGCTTGAGGCTGGCCTGAATCTTAGGCTCTCGCACTATCAAACGTTGCTGCGCTCGGTTGAAATTGACCGTGACCTTGAGCTGCCCAGACTCGATCTGGATGACTACGACAATGATCCTGTCGCGATTGCCTCTTTGGTTCGTCGTACCTGGCAAATACCCCGAGGCCCGATCAAGAATCTCGTTCAGTACGTCGAGAGGGCCGGCTGCATTGTGGTGCACTGCGACTTTGAGGGGGTAGGTGTTTCAGGGGTGACCATCACGCTAAAGGGACTGCCTCCGTTTATTTTTATCAATCGGAATAACCCAGCGGATCGGCAACGGTTTACCTTGGCTCATGAGCTTGGGCACCTCGTAATGCACCGCTTGCCTACCCCAGACATGGAGCGGGAGGCGGATCGCTTTGCGGGTGCATTATTGTTGCCGCCTGACCAGGTAGCTCCTTATTTCATGGATGGGGTTACCTTGCCCAAGTTGGCTGCTTTGAAGCCAGTTTGGCGTGTTTCTATGGCAGCGTTGCTGATTGCAGCAAATAATCTTGGCTACTTGACTGCAAATCAAAACCAATGGCTGTGGCGTCAGTTCAGCGCAAAAGGCTACAGAACCAATGAGCCGCCCGAGTTGAATTTTGAGGTGGAGCAGCCATCAGTGATTCGTGACATTGTCCAGCTCCACCTTGGTGAATATGGATACACAGAACAGGAGTTGGCTTTTGTTTTGCATGCGGAGCTGTCTGATTTGAGAAGGCTGCATGGGCTTGAATCTGAGCCACCGAAGGTTGGCTTGCGAATCGTCAAGTAAACAGCAATCCTTTAAAGAGGATAGTGCATGATGTAAAAGCCCAGCTCAGCGGGTTTTTTGTATTTCTAGGCCTTACATCTTCTGTTGGCGTGAATGTGTAATTTGATTGCCAGCGCAAGGTACAAGAGGCAGAAGCCACTCAAGGTCAGAAACTGACAAACCCACACCCTGAACCTCATCAACCCGCCCCGGCGGGTTTTTTTACGCCTGGAGATTGATATGTCTAAAGTGATTGACCGGATCATCGCTGAGGTGATCCAGGCTGAGGGCGGCTATGTGAATGACCCAGCCGATCGCGGTGGCGAAACCAACTACGGTATCACTGTGGCCGTTGCCCGGGCGAACGGGTACAGTGGCCCGATGCGTAGCATGCCCAGGTCGGTTGCTGAAGCCATCTACCGCAAACGCTACATCACCGCCCCCGGCTTCGACCGCATTGCCGCCATCGATGAGCAGATTGCTGAAGAGGTCATAGACACTGGCGTCAACATGGGCCCGCATCGAGCAGGGGAGTTTCTGCAGCGCTGGCTAAATGGCTTCAACCTGCCCGGCAGCGGCTATCAGGATCTGTTTGTTGATGGCCAGGTAGGTCCGTTGTCGATTGATGCCCTACGCCGTTACCTGTCAGCACGGGGCCAGGAGGGCAGGCTGGTGCTGCTACGCGGCTTGAACAGTACCCAGGGCAACCGTTACCTGGAGATCACTGAGAACAACAAGTCCCAGCGCCGGTTCCTGTATGGCTGGGTACGTGCGCGGGTGGTGCTGCCAGCATGATCAGCCAATACACACTCTACGCAAAACTCGCCGCTCTCGCGGGCGTAGCGGCCCTACTGGTAGCCCTCGGCTGGCAACTCAACGGCTGGCGACTATCAGGCCAGATCCAAACCGTTAAAACAGAATTCGCCGAGTACCGCGCAACAGTCAAAGCCGCAGGCGAGCGAGCTCAGGCAGACGTCCGCACCACCGAGCAGGCATGGCAATCCAAAATTGAAAAGGTCCGCACCGATGCAAACCAACAGCTCACTGAAACTGAACAGCGCGTTGCTGACGCTAACGCTGTTGCTCTCCGCCTGCGCAAGCAGCTCGAACATCTATCAACCCGTCTCACCGAAAATCCCACAACTCCCCCTGGAAGCCAAGCAGCCCCCGCCACCTGCGGAATGCTTACCGAGCTGCTTGCAGAAACTGACCGATTGGCGGGAGTCTATGCTGAAGCGTCTGATCGAAGCCGAGTAGCCGGAGAGGCTTGTGTTGCTGGGTATGAGGCGCTGCTGCCTTGATGGTTTGCATTGGCTGGAGTTTTGTGTGCATTTCGGGAGATGAGGGCAGGAAAAGTTCGTCATTGATTGGAAAACAAAAGGCTTGCATCGAGCATGGCGGCATAATAATATCGATTTCGCATGAACGTATCGTTCAATTGCTGCAACCGAAATTTAAAGCCTGTTGAAATATGCTCTTTAGGGCGTCTAGTTTAATAGCTAGACATATTGGGCGGGGCCGCGGCAGTCTCCGACTCCCGCGCTCTGCGCTCCCGCGTTGCTGGAGTATTTCATGGCGAGCGCACCACGAGAAAGGTGGCTGAGTTCAACAGGTAATTTGGTGAAGGCAACACCTTTCTCGGCATCCTATTTTATGGATTGGTGCGCATCGCACTAAATCAGGGATTGAATCGTGCGACTGTTTCCCCAGAAAGTGTCAACAGCGTCTATAGCTAATGTTGATAGCCTCTGCCAAGCACTGTCTATTCCTCGCTCTGTTTTAGATCAAGTTTTGGCCCTGGGGTTGGATGAGCGTTACAAGGAAGTCATGCATATCAAAAAGGCTGACGGGACTAATAGGCCTATATATAACCCACATCACCTTCTTCGTCGTATTCAAAAAAAGATAAATGAGCGTATTTTTTCAGATACGAAAATAATAAAGTGGCCAGGTTTTTTATATGGTTCAATCCCGAATCAGACTGGAAGTTCAGGGCAGGATGTTAGCAAGGATTATGTGGCGTGTGCCGCAGTGCATTGTGGTGCAAAAAGTCTTTTGAAGATAGATGTTGAGAGCTTTTTTGATAACATACAGCGAGATATCGTTTTAAATATATTTTCTAAATTTTTAAAATATCCTGAAGATGTGGCAGATGTATTGACTAATATATGTTGCTATAAAGGTCGTTTGGTTCAAGGTGCTCTGACATCTAGCTATATTGCATCGCTTTGTCTATGGGATGTTGAGGGGAATGTTGTTCGGCGATTAAATTTAAAAGGTCTAAGATACACAAGGCTTGTTGATGATATAACTGTCTCTTCGGTTGGTTTGGCAACAGATTTTTCATATGCTAAAAAGCTGGTTGAAGATATGCTGTCAGATAGAGATCTTCCTATTAAAGCGAGTAAGACAAAAGTTTATAGGATGTCTAGTGAACCGCTCACTGTTCACAGTTTAAGGGTTAATTTTTCGTCGCCAAGGCTTCCTGCTGATGAGGTGGGCAGAATTAGAGCCGCTGTGAAGCATGTTGAGAGACTGGCTTCAGAGCCAAATTATATAACAACGCATAGTTATCGTAAGGTATACAATCGTTGTGTGGGAAGAGTGAATAAGCTTTCACGTGTAGGCCATAATCAACATAAAATTTTGCTGGCCAGGCTAAACAAGATAAAACCTCTCCCATCCTTTAGCGATATTCGTCGAGCTAAAGCTATGCTTGCTCGACTTAAAAGTGACTTTGGCAGCAAAGGTCATACACATTGGTATAGATCAAGATATTATCGGCTTGATCAAAGGTTAAGGATACTTTCGAGAAGGTATGAGAGAACAAGTGACCAGATTCGTGAGGAGATTAGGGGTATTAAACCGTTTAAAAAACATAGTTCGGAAACTCACTAGAGGTAGAAAGGAGCTAGATTATTTTATCTATGCTCTAGTTTTGATACTCTGTTTGGGTGTGGTGGTTAGTTTTTCTTCTGCAATAATGGTAATGATTGCTGATGACAGATTGAATTACTCTTTTTGTCTCAGGAATGAGTGCTTGAATAATGTCGCCGATTACTATAGTGCTCCGATTGCTATATTTGGTTTTTTTGTGGACGTCTTAGTACTCGTTGCCACGGTTGGTGGAATACTCGTTGCACTCATGAGCTATCTTGGCAGCAAGGATACCTCTAATTTTACAAATCATATCTCTCACCTCTCTCTCTTTCAGGAGTTTTTTGTAGGTGAAGTCAATAAAAGAGACAGGCTGTCGATTTCTTCATTTGATGTGTATAGAGTTTATTTTATGGTATTCCCAGGCTCTAAGGATGGTGACTTCGTACCGGGAGAAGATTACTCGTATTTTTTGACAGAGGTAAATAATGCAATTAATGAGTCTAATAGAAAATTTACAAGCGGGTCAATTCCTCCCTTTAGCTATCAGCAACACCAGACAGCAATGATAGATTGTTTTAGGATGATAGGGCTTTCATTGCAGCATGTGCCGAAATTAGATTTCTTTGAAATAGAGAATCAGGTATTGGATTTGCTAGAAACAATTAATAAATCATTTATTGGGGGGCATGAGAGCTTAAAGGTAAACGAAAGACTCTATCGTTAAGTGTATCTTTAAGGATGGAGGGAAAAAGCCAACGGTATTGGGTTAGCTGTATGTATTTTGACCTAAGCAGCCTGAGAGGCATGACCGCGCAGGGGTCGTGCGCACTTACACAAAAAGTAATCCGACCTGTGCGAAAAGTTCTGATTTCACTCCAGAGCTAGCATTGCACCTTAATCTACAGTCTGCTTGAAATGGCCAAGACCAATTGATAGAAGCGCTGTAACTTGTTGCGGCGTGTGCTGTAAAGCTCGTTTTGGAATTGCGTTAGTCACTGCACCCCTTTGTTTTAATAGTATTAACAGCTGGCGTTATAGGAATCATAAATGTCGGAAATTTCACCGGTTGTGTACTTTGCTGCAATAAAATAAGGAAGGACCTCTTCTATGAAAAAATGGAAGGACCTCCATGTGTTGACTATAAAGAAAAGAAGACCTAAAAATGTTAGGGTCAAATTTTCCAAGTTGAAGCTAAGATTCAGCAGTGCGCAGGCTGATAAAGCTAAAGCAATAGTGGACAGGCTTCTGGATCGTCTTAGTTTTTTCTGGTTTTTTTCCAGATGGGGAAGGGCATTTTTCTCCAGTAGGTCTGGGGAGGTGTTTGAGTTGAATTTATTTGTGATATCAATTATAAGTTTTCCGAAATCACCCTTAAGGGTGAATAGATAAAATAGCCCTGCGGATATTTTCTTTGATAGCCAGAGAATGCTAGCAGTAAATAAAATAGAAATAGCTAATTCAGATATTGTTAGCATAGGGATTATGCCTGCATCAAGATCGGTTATGTATTTTACATTTATTTGGTTTAGTGCGCAAATTAAGCTGGGGGATTTGAGCTTGTAGAGTGAGTGCCAGGACAATATAAATATGCCCCAGCATATTATGTTGGATAGAGTCAGCCTCTGCTCCAACTCGTCCTGGTAGCGGGATTGGCAGAACTCCAGAAACTTTTCCATTAAACCAGCCTTAGAAAAAATATATCGCCACCATGAATATCAAACGTGCCTCCCTCATAGATCGGGCAGCCAATGAATGACATGATATCAGGTGAACCTAGAAATGGTTTGATCTGCCCAAAACTATCATCTGTGAACGTCATCTTTATTTCTCGGCCGGTGATTAAGTTAACTATTCGGCCGGATTTGTTTTTGGCGTCTAATTCTCGCAGGTTTGCTGATATTATAAATGGCTCACCGAGTTGGCGAGTAGATACATATGAGTGGAAGGCTTCGCTTTCTTGACGATTGAATTTGAAAGTAGAGCTTTGGTCTCCCCCAATGACAATTTCAATTGTACTCTGCCCCGCGTTTGGGGTTCTTACTACGCTGATTAAAAGGTCGATTTCTTTGTTGATTGCGCGGTCCCCATAAGGCCGTTGGTTGGCGCGCGGCATATAATCCGCCAACTGTTCTGGCTGGATTATCCCGGAGTCGATTCTTTGTTTGGCTATATCTGACTGCTGAGCAAGTGACCCCGCGGCTACAATGGCTTTTTGTTGGGACCGTTCTACGGTAGGAGTTATTGCGTTAATCATGCGCGTAAGGGTTTTTTTAATTTGCGGGCTGTCGTTAATGAAGTCTATGATGTAGCCACCTTCCTGAGGTGGCCTAGACCATAGTTCGGTCGCCTCGTAATCCTCTTTCTGAAGGCGAGCACCTTTCCACACTTCACCATAGCGCAGATCTAAATGTGCGCGATTAACTGCTGCCTGTAGATGAGTTAGGGCTTTTCCTAACGTGCGAAGAGAAACGGTGTGGTCATGAGTGATATCCCCGTCAAAATGCAATAGCAAACTGCTCATTCTAAAGTCTTCCGTTTGTTCTAGTGTCCATTCGTTCATGCAGCGACGGATGTGTAGAGCCCTGCTCTCGCATCTCCACCCTTGGAGGTACTGCTTAACCATTTTCAATGGGTGAGCTGAAAACCTCTGCAGCCTGATATCATCTACGCATCATCGGATAGGTTTCAGCTATATGCAATATGCCGCGAATGCACCGATGGCTAGCCTACCGGGTTGACGCTAGTCGCAAGAGAGCGCATAGTGCCCACGTCACTGCAAATTCAGCGACACGGGATTGGCGTCCCGGAACTACTAGGCGGACACCGCCACAGCGCGGTTTTTTTGTGTCCGCAACACGGCAAGGCCTTTATGGGCGGGGCTGTGTGGGGCTGCTTCGGCAGCGCCGGTTTCTAGTGGCCGGTACGCCAACCTGCATGGTCCCGTCCACCCTGATTGGCGTCAGGGGAGCGGGAAATAATCCGCACACTAGAGGCTCCTATCATGCCGACACGTCCGACTCTTACCCTCAATCCGTTAAAAAATCGTGCTGCCCGCTACCGGGCCCAGGCGCTGACTGCCCTGCGCGCTGATTCCTCTCTGTCCGTCCGGCTCAAGCGTTACAACGCAGCCATGGCCAAAGCCCGGGCGCTGGAAGTAGAAGGAGGTGCAGCATGA